TACTGGCTCACCGCCAGACCCAGTATCAGAGATTCCTAACCCAGCAGAAATTGCTAATCCAGCTCTAGAAGAAACTGAATCAAACGACGGATTGACCTTCGGAGGTATCGGGTCAATCAGCGGCCTATACGGCCCCACCACCAGATAAGTATAAAAAAGGAATATTAATGCCATACCAAGATTTAGCTTATGATGCAGTACAGGACGAAGACGTTCAACAAAAAGGTGCTTCGGCTCCTGCAGAAAATTTCTCTAACGAAGGTCAGTATTGGCGCGACGAAAATAATATTATTACATATCTAACCTATGACGAATTTATTGCAGATGCTGACAGTGTTGCAATACCCCTAACACCAGATACAGTACCACCGATTATAAGGGTTGTAAATGGTGAACCGTATTTTAAAATGAAAAATAGATTTTTTGTAGCATTTGGCTCTACAAACGGAAATACTATTCGTACTTTGTATGAATTTAATGCAGACAGATATTTTAACGAAGGCGGTCAGTTACCTATTCAACCGCTTAACTCTGTAAAATGCGGTGAGTATAAAGGTATTCCAATATTTGAAGCAGATCCAACGTCTAGTAACGAACGACCCTCCGAAGTAGTTGCTATGACAACAAGTGAAAACGGTACAGAAACTACAACAACTACTAGTGATACCGGCGTAACAGAATCTAGTACCAGTAACGCTACTGAGACACCAGACGCATCAAATACTAGTACCGAAGATGCAGGTGGATCAGTGTCCCCAGAAACTGTAAGCACCGATCCTCTCCCAGTAGAAGCAACTGGTAGTAGCTACACTTATGAAATAATGAGGGCTGGATATGATCGATACGATTTTAACACTGGAAAAAAGGTAGTTGATTCTAAAACATATGCGTCTCCTGACCCAGGAGCGTCATTACCAACTCCAGTACCAGACATTCCACCAGCAGGGCCACAATAATGGCAGCAAGTTATAAAAGATCTCGACATACTGACAGTAAGTTTTCAGATTCTGGACCATACGAAGCAATAGTAGTTAATAACTTAGACACTAAGTATATGGGCGGATTAACCGTTGAATTACTAAAATACACTAGTGCTGGCGGCACTCCTGAAAGAACAGGACAACTATTAAACGTAAAATATCTTAGCCCGTTTTACGGAATAACACCAAATACTGCACTTACGCCAAACGAAGGATACCAACATACACAAAAAAGTTATGGTATGTGGATGGTACCTCCTGATGTAGGAACAAGAGTCCTAGTAATATTTGCTGAAGGAAATCCTAATTTTGGATATTGGATAGGCTGTATTCCAGCAGACTATATGAATTTCATGGTACCGGATGGCAGAGCGTCAACAGAAAAAACAACACAGCCCGATCTTCCTGACAATTTAAAAGGACGCAAACTCCCAGTTGGCGAATATAATAAACTAATTGAAGACGGTAGTTTAATCGATCCGACTCTTTTTAACAAACCGTATAATAAGGATTTTACTGAAACATTAGAAGTTCAAGGATTGTTAAACGACGAAGCTCGCGGCACAACAACTACTAGTGCAAGGCGAGAAATTCCTAGTATGGTGTTTGGTATAAGTACACCTGGTCCTAAAGATTATAGAGACGGTTCTCCAACGTCTGCAATTGGTTCTGCAAAACAAAAGATCTCAGTTCCTTCTAATAGATTAGGCGGAAGTTCGTTTGTAATGGATGACGGTGATGACAGATTTGTACGTGCAACACACGCCGAAGAAGGTCCTCCTATTTACAAAAATGTAAAAGAAACCACAGAAGGAGATCCTACAATACCACAAAACGAATTACTTCGTTTGAGGACTAGAACAGGCCATCAAATATTGATGCATAATAGTGAAGACTTAATTTACATTGGCAATGCTCGCGGTACTACTTGGATAGAAATGACTAGTGACGGTAAAATTGATATTCATGCACAAGATAGTGTTAGTATTATGACTGAGAATGATCTTAACGTTACTGCTGAACGTGATATTAATTTAGAAGCTGGAAGAAATGTTAACATAAAAGCTACAGGCCGGTACAATGATGGTAGTGCAACTGATAAAAATAGTTTTGATAATGGCAGGGTGCAAATAGAATCAGCATATAATTATAATTTACATGTTGGCGCTGACAGTAAAGTTACTGTTGGCAAAAATCACAACATTAAAGTTAAGAAAGAACAGTATATTGAAACAGGTAGTAACTTACATCTTAAAACAGATCAAGATAATAGACTATCTGCAGGAGCTTACACACATATTAATAGCGTCAAAGAACATAGGGAAACCGCAACATATATCCATATGAATGGTCCTACAGCGGCAATAGCAAATCCTGCTTCAGAAGTTGTTGTTTTAGGAACAGTTGCATTACCTAGAATTAAGCCCGGCGGCGTAATTGAAGAATATGAAAGTATATTAGCAAGATCTCCACAACACGAACCTTGGCCGCATCACGAAAACATGGATCCTTTATCATTTAAAAAATCAGAAACTGATAGGGAATCACCAGGAGGATTACCTTCTGCTAATAGGATTTTAACACCTGACACATTCTTTAAAAATATTGGAGGAAGAAAATCAAGTGCATATGTTGCAGGCTCAGGAGGACAAATAACTACAGGAGTTACAGCAAATGCATTATCAACAAATGTTGATGGAGAGCCTATAGGGTTTGTCGGTAGTGATGATTATGCCGAAAGTCCAGACTTTACTGGCGTTTATGATTATGACGGATTTTCAGGATTAGGTAAACTAAGCAGCAAATACGAATCAAAAGACGAACCAGCCGCAATTGGGTACGACAGAACCGGCGGATGGAGTTATGGTACATATCAAATAGCTTCAGCAACAGGTGCTATGGGCAACTTTATTAAATTCTGTCAAGCAGGCAGTTTTAGTGACCTAGGAAAATCACTAATGACTATAGGCGGCGAAAACGCAGCACGAGCAGGCAGTGATACATTTAAACAAGGTTGGGTAGCAATTATGGCCGATAGTGCCAATGTCGAAGCCCAACATGCATTTGGGGTTGAATTATATTTTCAACCATCTGCTAAACGTATAAAACGTGCAACTGGAGTTGATGTAATAAAAAGATCTAAAACATTAATGGATGTTGTGTGGTCTACAGCAATACAACACGGCGAAGGCGGCTGTCAAAGAATATTTGAAAGAGCAATTAGAAATACAGGAGCAGAGAATCCGTCAGATAGAGGTATAATCAAAGCAGTATACTTAGAAAGAGCCGCAGGAAACGGAATGAAATATTTTGGAAAAAGTAATTCTGGAGTAAGAAAGTCCGTTGTAAACAGATTCCGCAACGAAATGGCAGATGCATTTAAGAGTCTACAAGACGAAGTAGAAGCAATAGGGTCACCAACATTATCGCCAGGCGATAATCTTTCAACAACACCGCCAATTGGCCCACAATAATAGGGTAAATACAATATGAGCCAATTAGAAAAAAACTTATATAAACGTGTAGTAGTTCAACCTAACTTAAAAAAGTCTGCAGACGGTAGATCTTATCGAGGATTTTCTACTACTTCTAATAATCCAAAAAACTTTGGTTTATACGACTACGATTTAATTAAACAAGATTTAATAAATCATTTTCATATTCGTCAAACAGAAAAGTTGAGTGACCCAACATTTGGAACAATTATATGGGATATTTTATTTGAACCATTTACTAGAGAAGTGCAAGAAGCAGTAGTTAACGATGTAACACGAATAGTAAACTATGACCCAAGAACAAAGATAGATAAAATTCTAGTAGATACATTTGATCAAGGTATTCAAGTTGATATAACACTTACGTTTTTACCGTATAAAATACAGGATCAGTTACGTTTTAAGTTTGATAAAGAGAATGGATTATTAAGCTAAAATAATATACGCACTTTTTTCATTCAGATAAATATCATTAGTAAACAAGGAAACGTACATGTCTGCAACTGATAGGCAGTCAAGGCTACTAGTAGCTGAAGACTGGAAAAGAATTTATCAATCATACCGTAACGCTGATTTCCAAAGCTATGACTTTGATAATCTTCGTCGCACAATGATTAATTACCTGCGCCAAAATTATCCAGAAGATTTTAACGACTATATCGAGTCAAGTGAATACCTTGCACTGATTGATATGATTGCTTTCCTTGGGCAAAACTTATCATTCCGCATTGATTTAAATGCTCGTGAAAACTTCCTTGAAACAGCAGAACGTAGAGAAAGTATACTACGTCTTGCACGTATGCTTTCATATAATCCAAAACGTAATCAAGCAGCAAGCGGATTATTAAAAATTAACACAATTAAAACCACAGAAAATGTACTAGATAGTAATAGATTAAATCTAGCAGGTATTACTGTTAAGTGGAATGATCAAACTAACTCAAATTACTTTGAGCAATTTTTAAAAATCTTAAATTCTGCATTACCATTACAAAATGCAATTGGAAATCCACTAAAAACTGAAACTATTGCTGGAGTAGTAACACAAAAATATAAATTTAACGGAACATCAACAGCATCTGCAATATACCCGTTTACCAAAAGAATTGAAGGGGTAAACACACGTTTTGAAGTTGTAAGTAGTGATATTGTAGGAGAAAATATTATTGAAGAAGCACCGCTTCCCGGCAATAGTCCGTCAATGTTATTTAGAGATGACGGCCAAGGCGCAGGCAGTGCTAATACAGGTTTCTTTATGTCGTTTGTTCAAGGAAGATTAGACGCCGGAAAATTTAATGTTAGTAATCCAACACCTAATCAATCAATTGCTATTGATGCAGAAAATATTAATAATAGTGATGTTTGGTTATTTGGTTTAAATTCATCAGGATTTGAAAATCAAGCATGGACTAAAATAGACTCTGTTGAAGGCAATAATGTTGTATATAATAGTTTATTCAATAAAACAAAAGATGTTTTTGCAGTAACTACTAGGATCGGCGACAGAATCAATTTAGTCTTTAGTGACGGTGTGTTTGGAAACTTACCATCAGGAGACTTTAAAGTTTATTATAGAACAAGCTCAGGACTAAGAGCTGTAATAACACCTGCAAGTCTTGGCACAATTCAAATAGAAATACCTTACCAAACTAAAAAAGGTACTAAAGAAACATTAACAATTGGTTTAAAACTAACATATACAGTTAGCAACGGTACTGCTACCGAATCGAACGAAGAAATTAAAGCAAATGCTCCTGCAACATATTATACACAGGATAGACTAATTACAGGCGAAGATTACAACATTGGTCCACTTGCAGTAAGTCAGGAAATTATTAAAACTAAAAGTACTAACAGAATATCTAGTGGCATAAGTAGGTATTTTGACTTAAAAGATGCAAGTGGAAAATACTCAAATACTAGTTTATTTGTAGATGATGGTATTATTTACAAAGAAGAATATCAAGAAAAACAATCTTTTACCTTTGCAACCCAAACAGATATCGAAGGTGCAATTTATAATACTATTGAAGAGATAATAAAGTATTCAAATAGTAAAAACTTTTACTTGTCAAAGTATCCAAAAATTATTGTTAGTGACTTAAATGCTTCTTGGAATGCTAAAACTTCACAAACTAACAATTACACTGGTATTTTTCAAGACACAAGCTCAACGCCATATCCTGTAGGAGAATTTACTGCTAATAGTCTAAGATTAATAGAACCAGGAACAGTAATAAAATTTGTACCACCTTTAGGTAAACATTTTATGGCAGATGGTACATTAATGGACGATACCGGCGCTGATCATTTTGGAAAAACTATGTACAAGTGGGTTAAGGTGTTATCAGTAGACGGTGACGGAACATCGTTGTCAATAGATGCAGACTCAAATGATTATAGCAGAGCAAGTATTGCGCTAAATGACTTTATTCCAACAGGTGCATTAATTGAACAAATTATACCAAAATATTCTCAAGCATTAATTAACGATATTAAGACACAACTTATTGATCAAGCATTTGAATTTAGAAACTTTGCTTTACGATATGATAATTATGATCGCCAATGGAAAATTGTATTAGCAGAAGATGTTAACACAATTAATGATTTTGCAATAGGTAAAGCCGGCGACACTTCTGGCGAAAATCTTGATGCTAGTTGGATGATGTATTTTAAAACAGACGGACAAAAATATACTATTACTTATAGACAAATGCGTTATGTAATGGAAAGCGAAAATGAAATACGTTTCTTTTTTGATGGAGCAGATAAAATTTATGATCCTGCTATAGGAGAAGTTATTCGTGATAAAATTGATATTTTAAATATTAACCGTAAGCCCGGAGAATTAACTCCGTTTACAAGAGATTTTTCTTGGACAATTACAGATCAGTATAAAGATGCTGAGGGTTATTTAGATAGTCGTAAAATACAAATACAATTTATTGATCTAGATGACGACGGAGTATTTGATGATCCAGATATATTTGAACAAATAGTCGGAGAATCTGATACGTCAGTCCCAATCACTGAAAAGGTTGTATTTCAAAAAATATATACTACGTCGGATGGTGTACAAGATTTTAAATTTTTTAATAATTTAAATAATGAAATAATCATTGTCCAGAACGAGTCAGCAATAGCTCCGTATAGCGCCCGACTAGAGGGACAAATATTCTATTTACAAGATGAGCAAATATTTAGAAAATTAAATAAAACTTTAAATAATACTGAAATTAATACCGATTACAAAGCATTCTTTGGCCGTTCAAATTTAAAATTTCATTATATACATGTTGCAGATAGTAATTACAGAATTGATCCAAGTTCGAGTAATATTATTGACACTTATCTATTAACTAAAACATATGATAGAGAACTAAAACAATATATTGCAGGACAATTACTAGTTGAACCTAGACCGCCGAGCAATGACCAATTACTTAGGAATTACGGCGGCGAAATTGCTAAAGTTAAAAGTATAAGTGATGATATCATTTATCATCCTGTACGTTATAAAATATTGTTTGGGCCAAAGGCTCCAGCAGATTTACAAGTTAAATTTAAAATAGTTAGAAATAAAAACTTAGTTATTAATGACAACGAACTAAAAGCAGATATTATTGACGAAATAAACAAATTTTTTGATATTGAAAATTGGGACTTTGGAGAAACATTTTATTTCCAAGAACTTAGTGCATATATTATGAACAAACTATCTCCAAGATTAGTTAGTTTTTTAATAGTTCCTCGACAAACTACGCAAACATTTGGTAGTCTTTTTGAAATAAAAAGTGAAGCAGACGAAATATTTACAAGTGCAGCAACAGTAAGTGATATTGAAACCATAGATGAAATTACAGCAACACAAATACAAGCATCAGGAAATGTAATTAGTTCTGTTCCAAACCCAGTAACAACAGGAATTGTATCAAGCAATTCAATTAGCAATAACAGTAGCTCAAGTAGTAGCTCAAGTAGTAGCTCAAGTAGTAGCTCAAGTAGTAGCTCAAGTAGTAGCTCAGGCAGCGGTAGCTCGAGCAGCGGTAGTAGTAGCGGCGGAGGATATAGTTACTAATGGCATACAATGATGATCAAAATGCGTCTCCACTTCCGGTGCCGGGACAAGATAAAAACATTACAGCAAGTGATTTTTTACCTTCTTTCTTTAGAACAGCAGCTAACAAAAAGTTCTTACAGGCAACACTAGATCAGTTAATACAACCGGGTGTTGCAGAAAAAATAAATGGCTATTTTGGTAGAACAACTGCTAAAGCATTTAAGCCTACTGACAATTATATGGACGATGTTAGTAGCGAAAGGAAAAATTATCAATTAGAACCAGCAGCTGTTATTAAAGATAATTACGACAATGTAGAATTTTATAAAGATTATAATGATTATATTGGCCAACTTGGTGTCTTTGGCGGCAACACACAAAACCATAGTCGTTTGAACACACAAGAAACATATGGATGGAACCCAAATATTGATTGGGATAAATTTGTAAATTTCCGTGAATATTATTGGATGCCAAATGGTCCTATTAGTATTCCTGTAAGAGGACAAAGTAGAGAAGTTGTTAGTACATATACTGTTACAACCGAAGATCAAGGCGATAATGTCGCTTATGTATTTAATGACGGATTAACAAGAAATCCAACACTTAAATTATATCGAGGACAAACATATCGTTTTGAAATTGATACTCCTGGACACCCTATTGCATTTTCGATCTCAAGAACATTTACTCCTGGTAGCTCAATATTAACAGCTGGTACAGAAGGTATTAGAAACGAAGGTTTATTTGATGCTGCATTATACGGTAATGAATACGACCAAGGTGATTTTTTAGTATTACCAAGCAGCGGATCTGTAACGTTTGAAGATGATGATAATGTTTCAACATTATACCCAGATGGGATTCGTAAGTTAGGCGAAGAAGGCGAAGAAGTAGCAGTTGCTTATATTGAAAAAGGAACTATAGAGTTTACTATTCCTGCAAATTCTCCTGAAAGATTATATTATATTAGTAAAAATGAAATCGATACTAGTGGATTAATTAAAATTTATGATATCGAAGAAAATAGCTTTTTAAATGTTACTGATGAAATTCTCGGTAAAAAATACTATAAAAGTGCTAACGGTGTTGAGTTATCAAATGGAATGCAAATTAGATTTCAAGGTGACACTGATAATAGTGTATACAAAGAAAATAATTGGTATGTAGAAGGTGTTGGCGACAAAATTAAATTAGTTAAAGATCAAGACTTAATTATTCCGGCTGTTTATAGTGAAAACAAAGTTGTTCCTTTTGACTCTGAAAAATTTGATAGTTTACCTTTTTCAAATGCAGGCAATTATGCTTCACAAAAAGATTATATTGTCATTAATAGAGCTAGTCCAGATAGAAATGCATGGAGCAGATATAATTGTTGGCATCATAGAGATGTAATTTTAAAAAGTTTTAGTTTTAACAAGTTAGCAGAAAATTTAGATGAATCTAAAAGAGCCTCTCGTCCTATTATTGAATTTGAAGCCGGACTAAAATTAAACAATTTTGGTGCATATGCTAAACAAGATGTAGATTTAATTGATACGTATACTACAGATGCATTTAGTATGATAGAAGGTCAACTTGGATACAATATAGACGGCGTTGATTTAGCTGACGGAATGAGAATTTTATTTACTGCTGATACAGATGTGCTTGTTAATGGAAAAATATTTCAAGTAAAATTTGTTAGAATTGGAAACGATAGACAGATTTCGTTAATTGAAACAGCAGATACTACACCGTTAGATCTTGAAACTATTTTAATTACACAAGGTCAAGTAAATGCAGGTAAAAGCTATCACTATCACAATAATACATGGGTAAAGGCACAAGGAAAAACAAAAACAAACCAGCAGCCACTTTTTGAAGTATGCGATGCTAATGGTAATAGTTTTTCGTCTACAACATATTATCCGCAAACAAATTTTCAAGGAACTAAACTATTTTCATACTTAGAAGGTGAAGGAACATCTGATACTGAATTAGGATTTCCATTATCTTATAGAAATATTGACAATTCCGGCGATATATTGTTTAGTTTTAATTTATTAAGTGATACATTCGAATACGAAGTAGAAAACACAGTGCAAACTAGTGCAATCAGCTCTGGGTATTTAAAGAAGTATAAAAATTTAACAACTTTTAGTTATGCCAACGGTTTTAGTAATACTCCGCAAAAATCAAAACAATTTGTTGTTAGAGAATATGCAGCAACTGATACACAAAAAAATAATTTTAATATTGATGTATATGACAATCCATTTAAAATTACTGATTTAAAAGTAGTAGTATTTGTAAACAATAAAATACAATTATTAACTACAGATTATAATATCAATAAAACAGATCCTGTTGTACAAATACAATTCGTTAACGATTTAAATGTAGGCGATGTTAT